CATCTACCTTCATTGACATTTTGTATGGTGCTGGCATTAGACGGTCTACAGTGTACATGCTATCTTGTGTGCCACTGTAAGTTTGTGTTGCTGGATTGAATGATTGGTCGCGAACACGAACGGTACTTTCAAAATATGGATTCTGCACACGTTCTCTATCAAACTCTAATGCTGACATATAGATTGCAATTGCTGGCACAGAACTTAACATGTTTTCACTGTTGTTCTTTAAGATCATTGCAGCTTGGCGACTTGGATCACCATAATACACCGGCACTGTCTGCAGAGTTTTATTACCCTGTGCATCATTACCAAATCGTACTTGGAAGTTTGAGAACATGCGAGTAAACTGTATGATGAAACGGCGCATCTGCCCGTCATAATGAAAATCTACAACTGAAGCCATTATTGTTTCTCCTTGCAGTTATCTAAGTGATAACGTTTCATAAGATTGCTGCCACCGGTTTTATTACAATGAGGACAAGTAACCTGTGACCTTACTATACCTTTAAGCGCAATTGATTTCTTGTGCGCTATAGATGCTTTTTGCTCAGCAGATTTTGCTTGATATGCAATTGACTTATTGGTACGAGATTCCAATGATTGTGGCCCTATAATCTTTCCTTTGTTCTTCCCTATCATTGACAATGATTTCTTATTTGATAGAATTTCTTTTTCTTCAATAGGTTTACTATTCATCGTTGCTAATCGTTTAGCAACAGTCTCTTCAGTAATGATAATCCCAGACACACCCTCGCCACCGTTAGTACGATTTTCAAGTATTCCTGTTTTAATATCTTTGCGCCCATGCGTGGCAATTAGTTGGATTTCTAAATGGTGTGCTTCTTGTTCTGTTAAATTTTGTTGAAGGAACACAATCAATGATTTATCCTTAGGTGTCCAGACACCCTTACCATTTATTCGATGTTGTTCATATGCGCGATTTCCGCAACCTTTGCCAATATAGTATGGCGTTCCTGCTTTTGCTGTACCCGAATCCTTGCTTCGTAGATACGCATAGACGTAATAGTTATTCATTTCTAACTTTCATTATTGTCTGCCTTTGGTGTTAGTACCTTGCTCAATGATTGCAAGGTGTTGTGGGTAGTGCCTTGACTATCTGTGAATGTGCCATTGTTGTTTATATCGCCCATACGGTCGGTTAGGTTGTTTGCAGCGCCCGGAGTAATATTTGTACGAACGTTGTCTTCGATCTTAGTCCAGAAGTTGCTATTGAATCTGAATAGACGATTTGGCAAGTAATCTAAACGCAAGAAATAGTCACCTTGCTTTGCATTGTGCGGGAAAGCAATACCTGCCCCAACTGGCAATCCGTTTGGAGCTTTACCGTCTCCTGTTAGATATCCTTCAATCTTACCTGTTGGGCTTGCTGGACCTTCGTCTGCAGAATCAATTGAATTGTCTGCTTGTATAGTTGTAGTATCGGCAGTAACTGGATTACCAAGCGGAGTAAAATCGTCGTCGGTTGTTGGTAACGTGTAAAAATCAGCTGTATTATATCCACTTAGTGGAACTTCAACCTCTGCCTGTGCAAGAATGCTCTGATTGATGTCAAAGTATTTCTGATATGTAGACAGAACTTGTCCTACTGGTGTAGTAGAAGTTGAGCTAGCTTTTAGATTATTAAGGATGTCCTTGTACTCTTGACTATCAACTAGTGGTGTTAGTTTGCAACGCCACAAGTGAGGCCACCAAGTTGGGCTAAAGCCTTCGGATGCAAAACTTGTATCTCCAACAACATAGAAACGTTTCAATGCAGTTGGTATATCAGCATCTAGTCCATCAAAATCTCTAAGGTGTTCGAACTCTAATACGTCACCAGATATCAATTTACGTCCAACCATGTCAACCATGTCTCGTAAGTGGAACGTCATAAACAGCGTACCAGTCTGTAAGAATAAACCAAATTGGCTTAGATCAAAGTCCTGGTCTGAGCGTTGGTAGTGTCCACGCATCTTGTATATAGTTGTATCATACTTGCGATCCCTGTTCTCAGTCCATAGCAAGTCTTGTATATTCTTTTCGCTTTGGTTAGCATAGCTAGGCTGGGTAGCGTCACCACTAAACCCAATGGTAATATTTGTACCAATTGGTGCTGCAACATTCGCAGACAGCGTAACGCTAGTTGGCGTCATTGCAGTAACAGTGGTATTCAATGGAATGCCAGTGCCGTTTACAAAGTCACCTATCTTAACTCCAGTTGTGTTTGCAAATATTAACGGAGCATTGACCGCAGTTTGGTCAGCACTAGTCGATAACTGTGTACCTTGTGCTATTGGTCCGAGATACTTGTTAAGCAGCACACCGGTGCCACCAACTGTGTAAAACTCGCTAATTTTTCTGTCGATGAACTTGTAATTGTTGGAATGACGCCCATCTTGCCATAAACTTAATCTTGCCACGGTATATTATCCTTAGTATATCAGTATTTATGGACGGTTGACCCATAATTCGTATTCTGCTATAATGTGTATCTTAAAACGTGGAAATACCCATGGACCTTGAAGCCTTAATTATGCGTCACGAAGCTGCATTCAAGTTGATTGCAGGCTTAGACCCCAAGTACAAGCGCGAAATAATGAAGCTGGACGAGAACGCATACAAAGTGCGGGCTGAAATCAGCAAAGAACTCATTTCGTGCAGAATACACAACCGAAAAAGCCTCCGCTACCACGAGCTAGTTGCAAAACTGGAAGAAACTGTGGGGATTATGGAACACTACATAACTTTGGGCTCACTCTTGACCTAAAAAGAAAAAGATAGTATAGTGCTAAACAACTTTAGTGGCTCGTATTCCTTTGTAAAATTGATTTTTAGCAGCAAATCTGAACACCATGCCGTATGAAATTTTGTTTTCTTCGCACCAAGTCTTTAACGATGTAACATGAATATCTGGGGTGCCGTTTTCGAATGCTATAATCCAATTTAATGCCCGCGGGTTGTTAGCACCGAGTAGCTTTGCTGATTGTTTAGCTCTCATATCGGCTGAAATAGTTTTTCCTTTATGTGCAGCACCAATTTTGGCTCTATGTTCCTTAGTTCTGTTTTTAGCTCTAGTTGATGCACCGACTTTATATTCTGGTGTGTTGTGGCTGGCTTTACTAGCGATAGACATTTTTAATCTGGATTCAGCTGAGACAATTTTACCTGTGTGTAAGACCGACGCAGCTTCTCCGACTAGCTCCCTGAGAGTGGTGTAATTTCTAGACGTTAGATGTTGCCGATTATGTAATGGATTTTTGCGGGTAAACATCAAAAATCCATAACTCATTTTCGATTTATTCTTACTGGTAGTCATATACACTAATAAATGGTGACATACAAAGTGTTCTTTAGCAGTTAATTTAACTAGATTTGATTTTGAATCATTCCCGCCTAGACATTTTGGAATAATATGATGATTTTCGTAGTATCCGGATGATCGATTGGATAAATCTTGACTAGCATTTGTTATTATGCTAAAATACCATTTATAATACTTATTTTGAATAAACATAATTTCTCCTACATTTATTTATGACATTGCTGTTCTTAGACACTGAATTTACGGATTTTCCAAAATCCGAACAAGACCTGATATCTATCGGTCTTGTGGATGAGGACGGGCGTGACTTTTATGCGGAACTTACTGACTACAGGCGCGAAGCGTGTAGTCCATTTGTTAAGCAAATAGTTCTGCCTTTACTTAAAAAGTACCCAAAGCGCATTGAAGGCACACGTTGGGAAGTAGCAAAGCAGCTGAACGAATGGCTGCAACCGTACAAGGATAGCTGTATGGTTTGTTTCGACTACCACGCCGATTGGGACTTGATGCGCGAAATGTTGATGCTGTTACCCGATGAGGATTTGCTAGATTTTATAGAGGCAAAAAACATTTGGGGCGCAATTGACAAGAACAGATTTGAGCAGTATTTTGTAGAAACGCAATTACCATTGCATATGGCATTATATGATGCGTATGCAAACAAAGAAGCATTTAACCCTGCATATAAACGTGTATTGAAAGGAAGACAAGATGGCAATTAAAGTGAATGGCAAAGCAGTAAAGGCCAAAGTTCGAGCAATGAAGAACCCACTGTTCGGCGACGAAAAGTACACAGGACCCGAGCCAGTCTGGGATGCAGAACGTGCCATGCAGCTATCAGATGAAGAGTTTGACCACCGTCTTGCTGCCAGCTTCCGCTATTACAACTATTACTTCACGCAGAAGGATTTGAAAAAGCACGTGATAGCATGGGCAAAAGAGCGCAAAGAGTTTGAAGACGCTGACCACAAACTGCTCAACAACATTACCGACCGTGCGCTACCAATGACAGTGTGCAGCATTATTATGGCGCACAGACAAGGCATGCCCTTCCGCCAAAAGCATTTGGATTACGTTGTTGAAAACGTTAACAGGGCAATGCGTATATCAGAATCTGACCCCGATGAAGACGCTCCGGTAGCAAAAGCTAAACCGTGGACGCCCAGCATCCAAGACCGCTTAAACGAAAAGACAGCAGAAACAATTGGTGAGCTTGAATGGCACTTTGACGAAATACTGAAGAACCCAAAGCATGTGCTCAAGCCATACGACTTCCTAACATCCAAGAACGTGCCCCAAAGTCAGCTCGCAAAGTACGAAACACTGTACCAAGCTCGCGCAGATGAGCTTAAAGCTGCACAAGCAAAAGAAGATGAACAGCTGGTTGAAGCATACAGCTACCTCAAAGCAGCGGATATGAAGCGCATCATTGCATTTGTGGATGCAATCCTGGATGACATTGTGCAATACCGCGGGGTGAAGAAAGCAACCAAGAAAGTACGTGCGCCTCGTGCAGTAAGCAAGGAAAAGGTTGTTAGCAAGCTGAAGTATTTGAAAGAAGAAAAGACGCTGAAGCTGATTTCCGTGAACCCAGCGGACATAATTGGTGCACAGGAACTCTTTGTGTACAACGTTAAAACCCGTAAGCTGGGACATTACATCTGTGATAGCCTGCAAGGGCAATTGACAGTTAAGGGTGCGTCGATTGTAGGTTACGACGAAATTAAGTCTGTTGCTAAGACACTCCGTAAGCCCGAGGAAAAGCTGAAAGAGTTTGCAAAAGCAGGGAAAGTGCAACTCCGCAAGTTCCTAAGCGATATCAAAGCAACTGAGACCAAGCTAAATGGTAGGGTGAATGCCGACACTATACTGTTGAAGGTGCTTTAAGTTTACAGTTATCACCGTGCCAGCGAGCGTAGTTTGTATAACCTATTTCTCGCTGGCAATGCTCACATAATATCTTCTTAGGCGAAACACCAAAGTTTGGATTTCCTTTGCCTGTCATCTTGGTAGAATGATCCGGTCTTTTCCTACCAAACAGCGGGCAGCTTTCTCCTGTTTTACCATTGTTTGGCCCTACCTTACCGTACATACCATTTAGTTCACCAAGTTGAACACATTTCAGCCTGTTCTCTGGGCTGTTCATTGGATTATCAGTTTTCATATATTCTTTGTGCAACAGCCTGGCAGTTTCGAATAATCTACTTGTGCTACGTTTAAAGCAAGACATCATGTAGAATGCTCGAGTTTGGCTTTTACCGTATGCCTTGTGAAGTAATAAATGTGCGATGTAATGTTCTCTACCGGTTAGTAGAATCTTGTTCCATGGGTTTAGTCTAAATGAAGTAAACTGTGGAAACATATCGCGTGCCTTGGGACAAATATGATGCCCTTCGCCTTCACTTGTTTTGCGTGAAGTGATAAACTTATAGTATCTCTTTAGAAAATGCGGATTGTGTGGTACTGATGATAAAATTGTATAAATATTCATGCTGACATTGCCTTATAATGTTAGGGTAGTTGGGATTGCCGTCCGCGAACTACACTAATATTTATCTCTTTTGGAGTAAATTTACTATGAAGATATCTGATGTCCTAACTGAAGAAGAAATGAAAGAAATCAAGAGCCCTTTCAAACCTGTTCCTACACCATCATCTACTAAGCCTGACATGAAAATGGAAGAGGGCGAAGAAGAATCCGACAACACTGAGAAGTAGTATCAA